GGCGGGCTGGGACGTGGGGAGCCTAGTCGACGACACGGGGGAGCCCTTGCCGCCCCACAAGCTCCCCGCAGCGCTTCGGGCCGCCATCAAAGGCGCCAAGGTCGGTAAAAACGGATGGGAGTACCTGTTTGTGGACCGCGCCGCGATCCTGACGATCTTGCTCCGGCACTTCGGCGAGACGGACGGGCACTCGGGACTTAGCGACATGCCGTCTAACCGCCCGCGACGGATGATCTATGACGAGTGACGAGGACATTCGACCGCAAGTCGGGCCGCAGGCCATGGCGGCTAAGAGCAAGGCCCGTATCCTCGTGTACGGGGGCGGCGCCGGCGGGGGGAAGTCCTGGCTCGCTGCCTACCGCGCGGCGAAGTACGTGAACGTGAAGGGGTACAACGCGGCGATCTTCCGCCGCACCTTCACCATGTTGGAAGGGTCGGGCTCGATCATCGACGAGACGCAGGACATGTACCCGCTCTTAGGCGGGCGCATGACTCAGCGCCCGCTCGAATGGCGGTTCCCGCCGCACCTAACGCGCGTGGAGTTCCGCCATCTCCAGCACGAGGACTCCGCCAAAGAGCACAAGTCCAAGCAGTACGCGTTTATCAATTTCGACGAGGCGAGCGATTTCGTAGGCGGCCAGTTCTTCTTCATGAACAGCCGCCTAAGAACCATGAGCGGCGTGCCGAAACAGTTCCTTTTGTCGACGAATCCCGATCCGGACTGCTACCTGCGAAGCTTGCTCGACTGGTGGATCGGCGAGGACGGTTTCCCGCGCCGCGAGCGCTGCGGCAAGATCCGGTACTGGGTCCGCGTGAAGGACGAGATCGTGTGGGCGGACAGCTCCGACGATCTGATCAAGTACGTGGACAACGATCCCGACAGCGTAATGTCGATGACGTTCATTCCGGCGCTCGTGCATGACAATCGTAAGCTTCTCGACGCCGATCCGTCATATCTCGCGAATCTAAAAAGCCTTCCCGCGATCGAGCAAGCGCGGTACCTCGGGGGAAATTGGAACGCAAAAGAAAGCGCCGGCGACTACTTTCAAAAGACGGTGTTTCGCATTTGGGGCGCGACCGAACTCCAGCGGGCGCTCATGCAGCAGGACGGCAAGGCGGCCGACATCGTTCAGAAGTGCCGTGTGTGGGACTTCGCATCGACGCCGGTCACGGGGGATCTCGTTCCCGGTATTCAACGCTCCGGCGAGTTCAAAGCGCGCGACCCGCGCCTCGACGATCCGGACTGGTCCGTGTCCGTGCTCCTGGGACGCACCAGGAACGGCCGGATCATCATCCTGGACACTACGTTCCACCGGGACACGCCGGGCGCCATTCAGGCGTTAGTCGAGCGGACGGCGATCCAGGATGGTCCCGCGTGCACGGTCTGCGTTTTCAGCGAGCCCGCGCAGGCCGGTGTCGACCAGTCCGAGCGCGTTCGATCGCGCGTGAGGGCGCATGCTCCGTGCGACATTATCCCGACCGCGAACAAGGAATTTGTCGCGCGGGAAGCGGCGCGTGCGGTGTGGCGGGGCGAGATCTACTATCTCGAGAAAGCCGTCAACGATCGGTTCTGGAACCAGTTACACGACTTCCCGACGCCAAAACGCAAAGACGACGCTGTTGTGGCCTTCGCGTTCGCGTACCAGTGGATGCAACAGCACCCCGCGCCCTTCTACCTCGCGCCGAAGGTCGAGGAACTGTGGGTGCCGCCGAACGTCGATAAATTTGCCATGTACCCCCCGCGCGAGCGCGCACGGCGGGGAGCTGTTATAGTGCCGATCGGTGGTACAAGGGGCTTCGGCCGGCGGAACTGGTAGGCAACCATGGGCGTGATCCTCGATCAACACGGCAAGCCGCTCACCCCGAACCGCATCCACCGCGTGGGAGCACCCGCGGAGATATTCGACCGCACGAAGAAGCGATACCGGGACTCGGTCGCGCCCGGCCTCACGCCGGCAACCCTCGGGCACATCCTTCGACAGAACGACGCGGGCGACAACCAGGACTTGCTCACGCTCGGGATCGAAGCGCCCGAACGCGACCTTGATCTGTTCTCCGACCTTCAGACACGCGGGCTTTCGATATGGGGCGCACCGCTGCGCGTCAAGCCCGTGGAGGATACCGAACGCGGTCGGGAGCTGGCCGAACTGTGCCAGAAGGCGGTGGTCAACCAGCCGATCTGGCGCTGGCTCCTGCGCGACCTCATGGACGCCGTGCTCATGGGGTACGTGGTTATCTATCCGATCTGGGATACGACTACGACGCCATGGTCGTTCAAAGAGTTCCAGTTCTGCGACCAGCGCGCGTTCATGTACGACAAAGACACGCTGCGCGAGTTACGCATGCGCAAGGATGGCGAGATTCAAGGCGTGTCGCTTCCGCCGGGGTTCGTCGTGCACTACCCGCAGATCCGTGCGGGGCTGAAGCTGCGCGCCGGGCTAATCCGCCTGGTCGCGGTCAATCACCTTTTCAAGACGTCTGACATCAACGATTTTATGGCATTCGCCGAAACGTTCGGGATGCCCCTTAGAATAGGCAAATTCAACCCGGCTACGGTAACCGATGACGAGCAACAGACGCTTCGCGAGGCTTTGGTCAATCTTGGGCACGATGCCGCTTGCATGCTCCCCGACTCAATGCAGATTGAGATTCTCGACGCTCGTAGGCCGCCTAGCGGTGATAACGTTTTCCTCGGGCTCGCGCGCTACTTTGACGCGCAGCGCACGAAGGCCATTCTCGGCACCGCACCGAGCGCCGAAGGGTCGAGTGCCGGACAAGGCGCATCGATCGCGCAGGCCCGGCGCGAGGTCCGGCAGGATCTACGCGAGGCGGATGCGCTTGCGGTGTCCGCCACCTGCGATCTGATCATCAACCAGTGGCGGCAGGTGAACTTCGGCGTGAACACGCCCGAGCTTCACTTGGAGATCGATATCACCCCGCCGGCGGACATCGAAAGCTTCACCGCGGCGATCCTGCCGTGGGTGCGCGAGGCGGGGATGGCGGTTCCGGAACAGTGGCTCCGCGACCGGCTTCAGATCCCTGCGGCACGCAAGGGCGAAAAGATGCTGGAGGCCCCGCTCATGCCAGGCGCTCAACCTGGCGGCGACCACGCCGGCGCCAAGCTGGACGGGGCTAAACGGGGCAAGCCTAGCCCTTGACGCTATAGTTACACTACGTCACTGTAGCCGCATGCGATTCTCAGCGGTGGCGAAGGGCGAAGTTCTGGAAATGAACTTTCTCGGGAACGTCGGCGATAGCTGGGCGCCCGATGGCGTGAGTTACAAGCGCGTGAGCAAAGCGCTGCGCGACAACCCGCAAGCAACGCGGCTGAAGATCCGCGCGAACTCCTTTGGAGGCGATGCCTTTGAAGGGCACGCGATCCGGAATCTGCTTCAGGCAAGCGGCAAGCGTGTCGAGATGGAAATCGACGGCGTCGCTGCTTCGGCAATGAGTGTGATCGCGATGGGCGCGGACCATCTCGCGATCGCCGAAGACGCGCAGCTCATGATCCACAACTCCCGCGCGAGCGCGAAGGGCACCGCCGTCGATCTAAGGTCAAACGTGCAGGCGCTAGAGAATCTCGACGACGCGATGGTCTACGTCTACTCCGCGCGCACCGGAAAGCCGCAACGCCAGATCCGCGAATGGATGGATGCGGAAACCTGGTTTAGCGCTAAGCAGGCGAAAGAACACGGTTTTGTGGACGAGATCGTTCCCGCGAAGGGGATGCGACCTCAAGCCGACGCGCGTTTCGGATTCCGATCGCTCCCGGAAATTTACGCAGATCGGTTGCAACAGTTGCCGAGTGCAACTACAGTTGCGCCAGATACCGATATGGACGAACAAGCTCTCACCCGAATTCTAGCGGAAGCACTCGCACCGTTCGCGGAGCGCCTAGCGAAGTTCGAGGCTTCGGCTTCGGAGCCGCCCCCGCCGCCAAAGCCGAAACCTAAGCATGAACCGCGGCAGCCGCAACCAGATCCGGTGCCCGATCCGCAACCGGAGCCTCAGCCGCAACCGGAGCCGCCTATTGTGCTCCAGGCGCCCGTCGATGCCGCGACTGCGGAGGTCCAGGCGCTGTTCGAGGCCGCAGTTCTGGCGCGGTTCGAGGCGTTCGTAGCGCAGGGCAAGTTGCTACCTTCCGCTCGCGAACACTTCGTAGCTGCGTGCAGCACGCCGGCGGCACTAAGAGCCGTGTCGGCGCTCTACGACAACGCGCCGGTCGTAGTGGCTACTGCCGCCGCGCACATCCCCGCGATCAAGGGCAGGCCCGCCAAACAGTATTCCGCGGAGGCTCAAGCATGGGCCGAACGCGCAAAGATCGATATCTCCCAGCTGGATAGGGTTCAATAATGGCTGCTCCACTCACGGGACCGCGCGACGCAAAAAAGCGGATCGGCGAAGTCTGGAATTACCCAGTCAAGCTGGGCGAGATCATCTACAAGGGCGCCGCAGTTTGCCTGGACGCGAACGGTGAAGCGGTCAACGCATCGGCTATCGCGACCTTGGTTACGGCGGGCGTAGCGCGGGACACCGTCGACAATACCGACGGGGACAAGAGGCTAGATGTCGAGGAAGGCATCTACATGTTCCACAACTCCCCGCCCGGAGCCGATCAGATTGTGCAAGGTGATGCCAGGCACCTTTGCTACTGGGTAGACAATCACACGGTGGCTGCGGTCGCGACGGGGCGCCCGATCGCCGGCGTCATCAAGTCGCTCGACGGCACCTTGGTGTCAGTGGACATCGTGTCTTTTGCCGCTCCCGCTGCGCCTCCGGTTGCGGGACGCCGAGAGTCCGACAAGCCCGATGATCACCCGCTGTTGCCGGGGGCTACTACCGGAAATCCTCCCGGAGCTGGCGTCGGCACCGGACGTCCGGGGCATCCGAGAGACACTACAGCAACCTCCAGCGACTATAAGGCGCCATGATCAACGCAGAAATTCTCGAGATTCTTTGGAAACAGCTGTCGAGCAAGTTCTCCGAAGGTTTCGGTGCCGGCGAGACAACGGCAGTCGACGCGTTCACTACGACGATGCCATTGGGCACGCGCACAATGCGGTTCGACTGGCTCGGGGACTTCCACGAATTCCGTAAGTGGGTCGGGCCGAGAATCTTCAAACAGCTAGAGACCAAAACTTATGAAGCGACGTACGACGATTACGAACTCTCGCACCGCGTACTGCGGCGAGACATTCGTGACGGCATTATCAGCCCGTACATGATGCAAGCGTTCTCCGGCGGCGAAGGCGCCCGGCTGCTCAAGCCGCGGCTCGCGGCTGAAGCGCTGGACATCGGCAACGCCGCGCCCTGCTACGACGGCCAGAACTTCTTCGATACCGAGCATCCGA